CATCCCGAGCGTCAATATCTTTGATGGACTGCGCGATTTCACGCCCACGCGCAGTCAACTGTGCCGTATTCGGCATAATTACTTTTCCTTCTATTTAGGTTGTTAGAAAAGGATTCAGTTCTCGGAAGCGAGAACAGAATCAGCGAGGACACTCATCGCCATCAGGCGTGCCCTCTGTGCCACGGCATCAGCGGCATCATCGGCGGCATCCAAGACGGGTGCAGAAACCTCAGCAGGTTCCACAGCGGCCTCTTCAACGGGCGACTCAACGGGTGATACATCGGGTGGCGTGGTCTGAAAAAACGAATCCAAGGCAGCCTTGAACTCATCGATAGTGATATCGCCGGGGATTGCTTTAGCATCCACCGACTTCATGGCAGATTCCTCAGCGGCTTCCTCAGCAGGATCATCCATAGCGCAACATCCAGCGCCAAGATGACAAGCAGCATCATGGATCGCCTGAATGAGCGAAGCATCGCCGCCGGCCTTAGTAGTTACAAGAGCAGCCATCTTAGATGCGGCGTCACATTTGCGGCATGAACCAGGAGCGCACGGCGTAGTACCGGGCACCCGCTCGTAACCATCCCAACACTGACAATCTTTGATTGCCGCCGTCTTGGATGACAAAATCATGGCTTCACGGTTCGACGGGATCGCCACAATGCCCACGTTCAGTAGCTCGCGGCGCGGCTCACCCGACTTCTTCGACTTGTCAGTCAGAAACGCGACAGACACCGTGCGAACATGTCCCTCGCGGATCAAAGTGCGAGTCTCCTGGGCCTGCGCCGTAGAAGCGAAACGGGCCTCAATCATCAACTGGCCGTCATCGCTGAAATACGGGCGAGCAGAACCCACCGTGCCACGCACACTCATCTCATGGTCAATATCAATCGTGATGTGATCCGGCAGCGGAGTGATCCACTCGTTGCTCTCCAACTTATCGCCATCACGATCCACCGAAGGAGTCGAAGCAACCGCGACGAAACCGCCATACGGAAACTCTTCAGACTCTTCAATGTCAGACTCAACGGTAGCGACTACCTGCTTGAGTTCAATGTTCATTACATAGCCTTCCTGGCATGCTCACCGAGCGCCATCTCCACAGCACTCAAGATGTCTAACAATTCCTGCGCGTCACTAGCCTTATCGGCCAAACTCAACGCGAACCGTTTAATTTCGTCTTGCGAACGTCCTCGACCAAGTTCACCCTTGATCGCCCGTAAATGCTTCGACGGCGCAACCGCAGCCAAAGCCCTCGGCGGCTTCACCGCAGGGATCATCGTCGGAGGACTATTGTCATGCGAAGCAACCGGCGTAGCCGGCGGCACAACCGAAACATGATCGGGTGTTTCACCCGCCACCTGGCCGGCCAACGTGATCCTCTCAGACGGCTTACCCAACTCCTGCAACGCAGAGTTAGCGAACAAATTATCGGCCAACGGATTATCCGACCGATTCAAACCCATGAAATCTCGGCCCTCATTCGGCGTCATCACACCAGAGTTCACAGCCTTCTGCACAGTCTCACCACGCATCTCAGGATCGCCGCGCATCACCTCATCAAGAGCGAAACGCATCTCGTTCTTACGCCGCCAATACGAACCCACATGCTTGTTGAAAACAGACTCAACAAACTGCAAGGGTCCGCTCATGGAATCTCGGTAAAAACCTCTGATCTGCTCGCTGACATTGGAGTAGGTGGCATGATCCAAAATGCCCACCAAAGTCGGCGCAATATCGAAAACACCACACACCTCAATCTGATTCAGCTTCCGACCCTCAATGAACTGCATATCCGTAGCCGTCAACTGAAACTGCGTAGCAGACACCCCATCCTCAAGGACAAGAGTCTTACCGGCATTCCCCGAACCCTGATGGGCCTGATTAAACGCCTCAATCAGACGCTTACGGCCATCCGGCCCCAGCTTCTTCTCCGTAGACATCACAATGTTGGGTCGGCCAGAATTAGCCCACATCGAAGCAGTGGCATTCCGGCTAGAATCCTCCGAATACAACGTCGAACGCAAAGACTCCAACCGCGACAAACCGCGCTCAAGTTTACGAGGATTGAACAACTTGAAAGGAACAACATCCTCCTGCGGGAAATGCACAAGCTCAGTACCAATACCGTTGCCGGCCTGGAAGAAATACTCATACTTACCGTCTTGGGGATTGCGCTTCACGGCCACTCGCGTCGGATGCATCGGCATCATCGACACCGGCATCCCATTACCGTCCTTCACCAACGCTAGGTAAGTTTCGCCGTAGATGTCGATAGTGGTTTGAATCCACTGCCAAAAGCTGTAGTTGTCCATGTACTCGCAAGGATCAGCAATCAGACGCGAATACTGCGAACGAGAATCCATCTTGCGGGTTTCGCCATCGATGTCCCACACCTGGACAGGCAACCGAGCAACAGCATTTGCGCGCTTGTCGATCACCGTGCGAACCCAAGGCTGCTGAGAATAAATCTCCCCATACAGGGCGAACTTCTTCTCCAACTCCAACCCGAGAGTCTCAGGGTAGTAGTACGAACTTGAAATCTGTGGGGCCAGTTCCGCAAGAGCCTGCGGCGCAACCGAAATGCCGTTTTTAAGCAACATCGGTCACCAACACCTGTAGATAGGCAATGTTGTCCCGTCCAATCAGTAAATGGCCGGCAGCAGACTCGCCGCTCGACACCACCACCACATCCGTAAACGCAAGATTCGCATCGGCAACAGCGGTCAACACACCAGTAAAGGCGGGGCCAGTAGTGGGAGTGACATGCAACTGCCTACCCACATACCCCTTCAATAAATCCTTTTTACGCATGAGCCTTCCTTAGAGGATCAAAATGTCCTCGGTTTCGTAAACCGACTCAAGGTCGCTACCGCGAGTAACCCAAGCGTTCACAGCCATCACCGCAGACGGGACAGCATCAATACGCTTCGACGCAACATTGCGATCCGGTTTGTCCGGTCGAATCAAATTAGGGTCATAACTAGCAACCCTCGCCTCACAAGAATCAAAACACCAACGCGCCAACGGATTCCCATGATGAAGGAACCTGCCGCCAACCACCATCTCAAAGATGCGGTGCATGCCATCCGACATGTGCGAAAAATCATTCTTGTAAGCAAAAATCTCACTCACATACGTCCGAGCCTCAATCTCCTGAATCACCGGATCGCTCGACCACTGGTCCGCATCGCCGCCCAGGAACACAAACCGTTGAGCGTCCTTCGCAATGTCGGCGTACACCCGCTGGAAATCCAGCACATCGCCCTCAGTGACAGTCAACCAGCCATCCTTGACGAACTGGGTGGCTTTACCGTTAGTGAGCTTGTCGAGCTTCGCTACAGCGGCCTCGGGTGCCCAATGCCGCCACACCACATCCACCGAACCATCGACGTTAGGGAACAGGTAGCACAGGGAGGTCAAATCCATGCGCGCCGCGAGGTCAAGCCCAAACCAGCACTCGCGGCCGGCGAAAGCATCCAAAGCGTCCCGGTTCGACTTGAAGATCGTGCCAGCCGATTGGTCCCACAAATCCATACGCATCCACCGAACCGTGGAAACCTGCCACTGATTCAAGCGGAACTGACGAAACCCCATCTCCGCTAGCGGATTATTACGGGCTTCCAAAGCCTGCTCGCGCATCGCCTCAATGCGAAGAAAATCGCCCAAAGCCGGGTTCGCGTAAGACCAGTGAGACTCGTCAAAAGGGTCTGCGTCCATAGGAGTGTTTCGCAGGTAAACGAAAGTGTGTGGTGAGCGCGCAGGATCATCAGCGATTCGCTGCATCTCCTGGTGCATTTGGCCGGCGAAGCCTTCCATATCGTTACCGGCAGTGGTACAGGCAACCATCATTGGTTGTCGCCGCGCACCAGAACCCATACCAGTGCGAAGGGAATCCCACATCTCGCGGCCACGCCAAGCCAAGATTTCGTCGGCACCAACACCAGACGGGTTGGAACCCAGCGCACTTTGAGCATCGGCCGCAATCACCGCATAGAAACTGTTGGTCTTAGTGTCATAGATACGCTTCTTATAGTCGGTGACCTTCAACCGTTTCGCCAGGGCCGGGGAGAATCGGACCATCTGCGCCGCCACATCGAAAGCCAACGAAGCCTGATTGCGGTCGCGAGCCACACCGTAAATCTCGGCAGACTCTTCATTGTCCGCGACAAGCAGATACAGCATGATGCCAGCCAAAATCTCCGACTTGCCGTTTTTACGGGCTAGCTCAATCCAGGCGACCTCATACTGACGCTTGTACTCGTCCGATTCCTCGGACCACCGAACCGATCCAAACAACGGGCGCACAATCTCGTCGCGCTGCCAATCAGCCAGAATGAACTTGCGCCGAGAGTACTTACCTTTGGTATGCACTAGGCATTCTTCAAAGAACGCTTGGGCGTGATCCGCGCGAGGGGCGCACAGATGATCGCCCTTGCCGGCGCACTCAACGCTATCGAAGGTGTACCCGCAAACCTCCAAGGCACACCCCCTTAGCTAGAACATGCGAAAAAACTGGGTAGCGGTTACACGGTCACAGCAGACGTGTCCAGGGCCGAATCAACCTCAGTCAGCAGATCAGCCAACACAGCGGCCCGAGCCTCGTCCTGTGCCGCACCCTCTAATCCTGCATCGTCAACGATGCTGGCGGCATCGACAGCGGTTTTCACTTCCGCAGCGATTACCGGATATTGTGCGATCACCCCAGTGCGGCTTGTAGGCGTGCCTGGAGTAACGCGAATTGCTCATCAAAACGAGCCATGAACCTTTCCTTCTTGTTGTCAGAACATTTGGAAGAACTGGTTAGTCGGAGTAACCGACCCTGATGGCGTAAGCACCGTGGCAGCAGCCGACCACCCGATGCTAGCTGATTGCGTCGTGCCGAATGCCGTGCCCGATGTGGTGGAGTCGGAGACTGCCAAAGCGGTGTAAGAGCTTGTCCCGCCATTGGTGAGTGACCGGTTTGTTCCACCACTCGTAGCCGTCATATCGGACGCAGTAGCACCGGAACCGGTTCCGATCACAGCGAGAATAAGATCGCCGCTATTGCACGATATTGGGCCAATGGACGGCGACGAGCTAGACCCAGCGGTGGTGGTTGCCGTTCCGGCGGTTGATACTCCGGTATACGAGAAGATACTTACCGTGTAGCGAACAGGTGTGCCCCATGTCCACGACACTGTCTTAGCTGAACCAGAACCTGATGCAGCCAAACGGTACAGGCTGGTGCGGCCAGCTGTTGATGTGTTGTTGTGGCTAAACGTGGAGATCGCCGTCATGGCGGTGCCGCCATACGTCATCGACGAGATGTTCTGGGCGATACTCGTTGCGGTTGACACGGCAACGAACACGTCAGCACCCGATGCGGCAGTAAAGGAATATGAGGGTGACGTTGCGCTGCCGGATGCAGCGGAGTAAGTGTCAAACGCGATAGCCATGAATCAGTACCCCGTCGCATCCACGGCGACACAAACAAACTTAGCCGCAACCGAATCATAAATCAAACCAACCATATGCGTCTTAGACGCAACCGTAGAAGCCAACAAAGTTGCCACACCCGACGAAACAAAAGACGCACCCCAAGAAATCTCCCTGGCAGTCCCATTGTCCTTAATGCGAACCATCAGCTTTTGCCCATCAGTAGGTGTACCCGTAATCGTCACACCCGTAATCGCCGCCGCCAACGCAGTAATCGTGTACTGGTCATACAGACCGCAATCAATCGACGGTGTAGCAGACGAAGCCGTAGTACCTACACGCGGCTTAGACACCACAATATCGGCGGTGCCGTCAAAAGACACACCGTTAATAGCCCGAGCAGTGGCTAGCTTAGTGGCCGACAGAACAGCCTTAGCCGAATCCGCAGTATTATCCACAGACCCAAGGCCAACATCGGCCTTAGCTAACGTCACCGCGCCAGTCTTGCCAGCCACCGACTGAACAGGTGCCGCCGCAGAAGCCCTCGCATTAGTGAAATACAGGTTGGTCGAACCCTCAGTTACCGAATCCGTAGACCCCGGCGAAGCAGCAATCTCCACATACGTCGAACCGCTCCACCGATAAACCTTACCCGTACCCGTAGCAACATAAATCTTGCCAGTCTCACCCGTAGCAGGGAAGTTACCTAACGCCGCATACTCCAACACATCATCGACATAACTAGGCAGCAAGCTCGCCGGAACGAGGCCACTGGCATCCAAACCGGCATAACCATTGACAGCGTTCTTGTTGGCCGTAGCTTCCTTAGCCGCCAACGCAGTAGCGGTCGCCGTCGAAACAGGCTTACCCGCATCAGACGTATTATCCACATTCGACAAACCAACAGCCGACTTATCAAGCGTCTGGAAAGACTTATCACCACGATAATACTGAGAAGCAGTGCCGGCAGTGACCGTAGGCTCTTTACCCGACAGCGCAGTGCTAGTAGCAGTCGAAACAGGCTTATCAACGTCAGACGTGTTATCGACACTGCCTAAGCCAACATCAGCCTTGACCAAAGACACAGTTCCGGTCTTGCCAGCCACCGACTGAACCGGGGCCGCAGTCGCCGCCCGAACCGTAGTGAAATACAGGTTAGTTGCACCCTCAGTCACACTATCGGTGCTACCAGGGCTAGGAGAAATCTCCACATACACGCTGCCAGACCACCGATAAATCTTGGAGGTCGCTTTATCGACATATATTTTGCCGGTTTCACCCGTCGCCGGGAACCCGGCCAGGTTGGTGTATTCCAGCACATCATCGACATACGAAGGCAGCAACCCGGCAGGAATCAGACCTGTGGCATCCAAACCGGCATAACCATTAGCGACGTTCCTATTAGCCGTAGCCTCTTTAGCATTAAGGGCAGTCTGCGTAGCAGTAGAAACAGGTTTAGAAACATCAGCCGTATTATCCACATTCGACAAACCAACAGCAGACTTATCAAGATTCTGAAAAGACTTATCCCCCCGCCAATACTGAGAAGCATTTCCGGCTGTAACCGTAGGCTCCTTACCGGCCAAAGCAGTGCTAGTCGCCGTCGAAACAGGCTTACCCGCATCAGACGTATTATTGACCAAACCCAAACCAACATCAGCAGACGTTAAAGTCACTACCCCGGTGCGACCAGCCACACTAGACACCGCGCCGCCCACATAGGACAACGAAACCCAGGCAGTCGAACCGTCACCGATCTTAAATTGCCCGGTATTCGACTCAAACCCAAGTTCCCCAGCCGCCAAAACGGGGTTACTGGAAGTCCAGTTAGCCGCCGAATCGCGCCGCAACTGAATCTTAGCCATCAATCCCCATTTCACGCATCATTAGACTCAAGTGCCGAACTAAACTCATCAATCAGATTGGCGATCACATTGGCGCGAGCCTCATCCTGGGCCTCACCCTCTGTTACAACAGGAGCGTCAGCAACTTCAATCGCCGTCTTAACCTCTGCCGCAATTTCAGGATATTGCGATATTACCGCTAAAACTGCTTGCAGTTGCGCGGTCAGCTTGGCGAACTCATCATCAAATAGTGCCATCGTTGTTCTCCTTGCAAAAATGGGGTTAGGACACTGCTGCCCAATAGTTAGTGAAAGCTGCTGTCTGCGCACTCAGCGTGGAAGGAAGGGCCGTGGTTAGCCCAGTATTGGCAGTCGCGCACCGATAGTTATTTGACGTAAGTCCGACGTTCAGTACCGCAGAGGTCAAACCAGTTGATGTACGAGCTAACGCGGGGGAGGTTGTTCCCCTGCAATAGAATCCGACGTACACCGTTCCGGCTGACACGCTGTACGGGCCACCGACTAACGGCATCGTGTACAAACCTACCGTTTGCCATGCCGTTGACTGATCTGCAGTTGATCCGATTAGCGTGCCGTTCTGATACAGACCGGCGAAGCACTGGCCCG